ATGAAGGCTGGATATAGGTTTAAAAAAAGAAAAGGGCGTAAAATATCGGTAATTTTTAATATTCTTCCAGGGGTAGAAATATCTACCGGAACAGAATATGAGCAAGATGCTATAATATTTGCGGAAAGATATTTGCAAAACTTTGATAATACATACCGAGGGAAAATGCCGCTTTTCAAAGATTTTGCGTCAGGATTTTTCGAAAAAGATACTTATGATTATCGCAAACAATTAGAGAAAAAGAAAAAAAAATATAAAAATAGTTATTGGTTACAGCAGGAAGCTCGAATTAATAATTATTGGATACCTGCTTTTGGAAATTTGCTTATATCTGCCATAACATCATTTATTGTTGATAAATGGTACATGGATTTAAAAAATCATAAAACAAAAGAACCCTTAGCTGATAATACAAAAAACAAAATATTATCATGTGGCAATATTGTTTTTGAAATTGCTTTACAGAAAAAAATCATAAAAACCAATCCTATAAAATCTATAATAAAAATAACCGAAGAAAACGCAAAAAGAGGTTTCTTTAATGATATAGAGATTGCGAAGTTATTTCCAAAAGACGAAACAGAATTGATTAAAATATGGCTTACAAGAAAGTGGATAACGTATTTCATGATTATGCGTGATACAGGATGGCGGCCAGGAGAAATTGCTGGATTACAGAGAAAAAATTATTATCCAGATATTGGCGGTATATATACAGAACATTCTATTGATTATGAAACAGGAGAAATGCAAGAGAGCATTAAAACGACAAAAAAAGGTAAGCCGTTTAAAATTGGCTATCTTAAAAATGATACGATAATCCATCTTGATAAATATCTTGAAGAACAACAGATCGGAATAAACGATTTAATTTTTACATCTACAAAAAAAACAGGAATGAAAGCCGATGTATCAAACAAACACTTTAAAGCATCGTGCGAGAGGGCAGGGGTAGACAGAGGCGACAGGCCCCAATATTGTATGCGTCATACTTTCAGCACAAAAGCGCACAGATCTGTTGAACGAGATGTCGCCAATGCTTTAATGGGTCATACGAGCTATCGACCAGAATATGATCACCGAGATCCAGAAACATTGCTTAAACAATACAAAGATGTAAGAAATAAGATTGGTTAACGTATTGCCATAGCAACAACTTCCCAATAAATTTTATCAATCTCTTGTCTTAACAGCTCAAGAGCAAGCTCTCGCCCAAATAATTTAATGTTTTTCTTTAATTTTTTGATAGTTTTGTTTTTTCATACAGATACAAACTGCGAGTTTGAATGGTTGCTTCAAATTAGCAGAAGAGGTTATATTTTAAATTGTGTTTTTCGCTGTAATTTTTTCTTCCAGTTTTTTTATAATTTCTTTTTCTAAATATTCTTGCTCTTTATTATTGTTTTTTCTGTTTAATATAAAAAAGACATATCCATTATTATAATCCATAACGCTAATAGAATTTTGAGGCGGGTTATTTTGATAATATTTTGATAATTTTCTGTCTTTTTTGTTTCTATTTGACATTTTGTTCTACGGCTTCAACAGCAGCATAAAAGTCTTTATATAAAGCAGAAAAATCATCATATTGAGCATTAAAATCAGCTTCTGCCTCATTCCGTGAGTAATTATAGTTATTTAATACACCGAACAAATCAATTACGCTTCCCGCCCCATCTAAAAAAGTCGGCCTTGTAAAAAGGGAATAATTCACGATCTCTCCTTAAGTATATATATAATATATCACAAAAAATCATTTTGTTACATAGTTTTATATGGGATAATTGACCAAATTTAATTATTTTTAGCGCCTTCCATATTCCCTAATCTGCCTATAAATCAGACTCATGTCTGCACCTGATGGAGCTTTCCCTTTTTTACAGGGCTTTTTGTACTCTTTTGCTTGTGAGCTAATTTAAAATCGATATTGTTCAGTATTTCCATTTTCTCCACTTCGTTTAACGCCTTGAGCTTGTCGAGGATTTTTAAGTCTTCCGGAGGGACATCTTCGTCAATCTTGCCTGTAATCAAATATTCTACAGTGGTATTTAATGCCTTTGCTATATCAAAGCCTTGTTGAACATCTGGCAATATCTTCCTATATATCCAATTTTGAAAAGTTCCATAGCTAACACCACAAGATTTAGCAACCCATTCTTGTATTGTTTTTTCTTTTTTAATCTGTTTTTTCACATTATCCCAGAACGACATATTATATTTTCGGAAAAAAATCGTTAAAAAACGAAAAAAAATTGTTGACAATATCGGTATAAGAAAAACTTTTTATTCATTTTTTATCATGCTTCCGGTATCTTGTCAAAATCAACACCAATTGATAATAAAAACAACCTTAAGGCTGCTTCACTTTCGTAAAATTTTTAATTTTTTCGAGCTTTGCATTAAGCAATATAGTAATTTCTTTCTTTTCAGATTCTGGCAGCTTGTCTATTTTTTGGGATATTTCAAGGATTTCAGCGGGTATGCCCTGATTCTCTTTGCCTGTTACTAAGAATCTAACAGAAGTATTTAAAAAATCAGCTATCTTTAAGGCTATATCTGCCTTCGGTATTGTCCCGTCTTTTTTCCATTCAGAAAGAGAGGGGCGACGGATATTTAAGAAGGCCGCACATTTTTCTTGGCTAATTTTATTTTTTTTCAATAAAAAAATGACCCTGCTACCAAAGTTTTCCATATTATGTTTTCGGAAAAAAAGTACATAAAACGTAATTTTTTTCTTGACATTGTACGATAATCGTAATATATATAAATTATAGAGTACGAAAAACGTACAAAAAACTGCCTAGAGGACAAGGCAGGAAGAGAAGTAACAGGTTATTTGATGCGCCCTTGTCCAAACCCCGGAAACGGGGTGGCGCATTGAGTAACCTGTTTTTTTAGAGAGAGGCCAAGATGGAAATAAACCTTGTAACGCAGCAAGACGTTGCGGACATTAAAACAATGCTTAAAGAGATCCTTTCTTATGTGGGGAAGGGGACAATAACTATTAACGAATATGCCAAAAAAATAGGCATGGCAAAGGAGTCTTTATATACCGAGCGTTATCGGCATTTGTTGCCCAATTTTGGAAAATCAGACTTTACGGAAGGCCATACCCGATGGAAAAGAGAAACAATAGAAACATGGGAAGCAATCCCAGCTGAAGAAAGGCGAGCAACATGGGCACAGATGAGCAAGTCCGAAAGAGAAAAAGTTATTATTAGAAAAAGGAAAGCAATTAAGAAAGCTTCATAAAAAAGAATTATAGGGGGATATTTTTTCTCCTTTTAATAAGTTGGCAAAGTAGAGGGCTTCCACATCCTTGTCTTTGTCAATAAAAGACCTATGGATTTACCACCATAGCCCGATCAGCGGGGAGCTATCGACCCCGCATTATTTTGGTCATTACCCTCCCGGTAATGAAATACTTTGCGTTGCTGGTTTACCAAGTCCATTTTCCGGCAGCGCATCTTTTAAGAAGGAGCAAGCAAATGAAGAGAATTAAAAAGATTCGCTACAAAGATGGCGAAGGAGTAATTATTGTATACGCAAACACAGCACAAGGTGATACCGGGCTTATCGATACGATTACCTTAAAGAGCGAAGATTTACCAGAACAAGAGCTTATAGCCACTCTCGCTGGAATGAATAAGCCACTTGTGAGAATTGTAAACCTACCTGAAAAAATCACAAAAGACGTAAGGATATTAAGCACAAGTTATCGGTACGACGAAAACAGCAATCTTATCAAGATATGCTTTTCAGCAACAAAAAAGATAACCGGGCAAAACACACCGCTTGTAATCAACTCCCCATATATTGACTATGACTATTTTCACGTGGAGGAAAAACAAGAAATAGAAAAACTTGCAAAGCTCGGTATTGAGTTCTTGGACGGAGCAAGATCGCAGCTTGGATTATTCGACCAAGAGGAAGGGGAAGAGGAAGAAGAATACGAAGAAGACGAAGAAACAAAGCACATCAGTAGGAAGAAAAAAGCTGTATGACGCTTCTTTATGATGTGTTTGTAATTGGAAAGCCGAAAGCGCAGCCGAGACCAAAGGCGGCGCGAATCGGCAATTACATAAGAATCTATACGCCGGATACGGCAAAGGAGTGGCGGCAACGGATTAAGAATACTTTTTTATGCGTGAGAAGGAGTAGCCAAATTACAGAGCCCTGCAAAGCAGATATTGATTTTTACTTTAAAGGGAAAGGGCAAGGGTTTTTTAGCAAACGCCCTGACGTGGATAATTTGGCAAAGGCAGTCTTTGATGCCTTAACAGAAATCGGAATATGGAAAGACGATAGCTTGATTTGCGATAGCCGTCTCAAAAAGTATTCCGGCAAACAAGAAGGGGCGGCGATAAGAATTTATTCGCTTGCTTGAAGTAAAGAGCTGTTGGGAAAAATAGAGTGACATTTCCCGACCGCTCCAGGTCTTACCCGTGAGTAAGTGCGGTCACTCCACTGAAAGCGGGTTTTTTTGACAAGGAGTTTTAATGAAATTATTTTTAGTAAAAATTGGAAGAACTACTCGGAGAGGCAATTTCGAGGAATTGTACGCAAGAGCTGTTGCCGTTTCGGATGATTGTTTTTCTCAAGATGTAAACAGATATTTTGCGCCCAAATATAAGGGGTTTAAAATACTTTTATCAGAAGTTGACTATATTGACATTTCTAAAGACATGACAAAAGACCTCAATTTCGGGCAGTTAGAATTTGTTGTCAAGTATACAGATGAAGAAAAAAAGCTGTCTAAGGAATATACGAATCTTTTAGACAACGGAGACAAGTTGCTAAACAAGCTCCATGATTCTATTGACAAACGTTATTCAAAGCTTCCGTATGTCCCTTGTTTCGCAGAGATAAGATTAAACACTTACTACGGCGAAACAAGATGCGCGCTACCAATAAAAAGCAATGATTTTTTTGAAGTAGTAAAAAATGGCGATGGCTGCGAAGAATTAAAAATCACTAGTAACGAGGGCTACACAGGAGAGGCTTAATATGGGAAAAAATATTATCGCATACAAAGGCTTTGATAAAAACCTACAATGCCGTAAATTTCAATACGAGGTCGGCAAGGAGTACAAGATAGATGGTGATATTGCTCTTTACCAGACAGGTTTCCATTTTTGCAAAAGACTGCAAGATGTCCACAGTTATTATAACTTGAAAGATAGCAGAATCTGTGAAGTTGAAGCGATTGGTAAAGTAATTGATGAAGGTGAAAAAAGTGTCACTGATCACATAAAAATCATAAGAGAGTTAACTAGAGAAGAGATATTATATCTTTCAAATACTGGAAGAGATAATACGGGGCTTTGCAACAGCGGAGACAGAAACAGCGGAGACAGCAACAGCGGATACAGCAACAGCGGAGACAGAAACAGCGGAGACAGAAACAGCGGAGACAGAAACAGCGGAGACAGCAACAGCGGAGACAGCAACAGCGGATACAGCAACAGCGGATACAGCAACAGCGGAGACAGCAACAGCGGAGACAGCAACAGCGGAGACTTTTGTTCTTGTAATAATTCTGCTGGGTTATTTATGTCTGAAAGAATTTCTTACGAGGCGTTTAATAAATCAATATCAGAATCAGAATTTAATAAACTTATTAATTCCGAAGGCTATCAGCTTTGCTTTAATTTTTATTTAATAAAATATCGAGTAAGAACAGTAACCGGAAAATTCGGCGACTATCGCTATATGTCTTATAAAAATTCATGGCGAGTATTTTGGAATAAATTGACTCTCAAAGAAAAACAAGCCATTAAGACAATGCCTCATTTTGATAAAGTTGTCTTTGAAGAAATAACAGGAGTAAAAACATGAAAGGCTGTTTAATTCGCTTAGGCGTGAGAATAAAAGAACTGGGAGAACGGCTCGGCGTTGGGCTGTTTATAAGAGTTGGACTCTCGATAAGAGATTTCGCAGCGAGGAGGTAGAAAATGACAATAGAAAATACAAGTGAAATAAAACCGACTGGAAATTTGGTAATGGTTGTTTACGGAAAGGGTGGGGTTGGTAAAACTACATTTGCAGCAACAGCGCCAGATCCTTTGATTTTGGATTTTGAGAATGGAACTAAATATTTAGGCGAAAGAGGTTTTAACATACAAGTTGTGCGCATTCAAGATTGGTTTAAAGAGGCTGATAAAAAGGATTTATCCGAAGTTATAAAGCCATTTAAAACAATAATTCTCGATCCTCTCGGCGAGGCAATGGAAAAACTGATAAATGGCAATACTTTGTCGGGCGCAAAATATCGGCAACATGACGGGTCTCTGACTATGAGCGGATGGGGCGAAGCGAAAAAGCAGATGCGAAACTTTATTAAATGGCTTAGGGATTCCGGAAAAAATATTATTTTGGTTGCTCATGTTTCGGAAGAAAAGAACGGCGAGGAGCTTGTAAATCGCATACAGGTTGCAACTAAGTTAAGGGAAGAAATTCCAAATATCGTCGATGTTATTTCATATATGGGGGTTAAAACACTTGAGGGAAAACAATTGAGGTTGCTTTATACACCACGCCAGGGCGATTTGTTTGATTCAAAAGATCGCACCGGAAGAATTCCTGTAACAATTGAAATATCAGAAGAAAATGGCTTTCAGGATTTTTTAAGCGCTATGAAGCCAGTTAAAAAAGAAATTAAAGAACCAGTAAAGACACCAGAAAAAAAAGAAGAAAAAACAGATCCTAAAAAAAATAATGATGTAGTTACAGAAATATTAAAAGAAGGTGCTGCTTTAATAAAACAACACAAAGAATTATTCCAATCTTATGAACTAAAACAATTGCTTGAAGAATACAATTCTGCAAAAACAAAAAATGATGCAATTATTTTCAAAGAAAAAGTTATCAACAAAATATCTGAAAGAAGCACAACGTTTGACGATAGCGATGTCCCTTTTGGAGATGGACAAAAAGAATTTGAAGATGATCAACTTGACGAATCTGAAAAGCAAAAAGAAGAACCGGGAATATTTTAAGGAGAAAATATGGCATATATTCGAAATAACATAGAATACCCAAGTGTAACAACGATATTGGGATTACTTGATAAATCAGGCGCTCTCACATGGTGGGCGTCTGGTTGCGCTGTAGATTTCATAAAAGAAAATATTGAAATAATAAAAAATCCGGAATCACCTCATGCAATTGATCAACTGTTTAAAGATGCAAAAGGAGCATTTACAAAAACAAGCGAAAAAGCCCTTGACGTTGGTACACAGGTACATAACGCAATAGAAAAGTATATTAAAACTGGCAAAGATTTATCAGGAGAACTATCAGAGGGAGTACAAAACGGCTTTCTTGCGTTCCTTGAGTGGGAAAGCAAGAACCATGTTGTTTGGGAAAAATCAGAAGTTGAAATCGTATCAACTAAATACGGCTATGCAGGAACAGCAGATGCGATAGCTGTAATAAACGGACACAGATATCTAATCGATTTTAAAACATCAAAAGCTGTTTACGACGAATACCGGATGCAGCTTGCTGCGTATCTTTTAGGATGGAACGAAGAAAATCCTAATGAAAAAATAGACAACGCTGCGGTATTGCGACTTGATAAAGAAACAGGCGAGCCTGAATTTAGGGATTTATCAAAAGATATAATCGATAAAAGCCGGGCTTTTTTAAAGTTGCTTGATTTTTACTATTTTGAGAAAAAAAGAAAATTAAAAAATAACCCATTCGTAAAAGCGATATGGGAAGGAGTAGCTTAATGAAAATTGGATGCTTATGGAAAAAAGAAACAAAAGAGGGAAAAAAATACATGTCAGGGATCATTGAATATCCCGGAACCAACTTACAATTTGCAGTTTTTGTAAATGAGGAGAAAGAAAAAGATAGCCAACCAGATTTTATTATTAATTGGTCACCTGAAAAAAAAGAGTCTAAAAGCGAATCCAATAACGCAAAGGATCCATGGTAATGGACAAAGTTGTATCTAAAGTTCTGCCTGTTTCTTGCAATTGTGCAGATACTGTTTCTTACAAGATTAATGAAAATGACGTTGAAATAGTAAAGGCTTTTTACAAAGAACACAACGCTAAATTAAAAGATGGCAGATATCTAAAGCTAACAATTGAACTCTGGGAACGGAAAAGAACTTTAGCACAAAACAACTTATGGCACGAGATATTAAGAAAAATATCTCAAAAAACTTATCAAGACATAGAGCTTGTAAAGCAAGGCGTTAAAGATGTTGCGATGCAAGAATATGGCTATACCGCTGTTATAAATCCAATAACTGGCAAAGACGCGCCTAAGCCTTCACGGTTGGCAACAGTTAAAGAAATGGCGATTTTATTTGATGTAACTTTTATAGAAGGGGCAAATTGTGGCGTTGATTTATCAGAGTTCATGGAAAACATGAAGGAGTGGAAGGAAAAAAATGCCAGCTAAGCGAGAAATCGAAAAAGAATCTATCTGCGAAATAAGAAGAAACAGAGGATTTAATTGTCGGAGTTGCCTGCATGGGATAGGTTGCCCCGATTATCAGGGAAGCACAAATGCAAAGCCTATGGTTGATAAAGCGATAGGGTCGGAGAGAAGACCTTTATTAAATTGTCCCAAAGGAAGGTTTTTTGAAAATGACTGAACAAAACCAAGTTGCGTTAAGAGAATTTGAGCGCAACAAGATGTACCCCATAGAAATAGATCTATGGGAAGAAGACGAAGCTCTTGCGGAGGACATTATCATGGATGAGCTTATGGGCGTTACCAGAGAGAGGCGACCTTGTCGTTATAGAAAGAGAAGGATATAGATGATGAAACAAGAACTACCAGAAACACTGTGCAACAGCTGCAAGCAAACTTATGGCGAGTGCAGTTTTGAGCATCTCGTATTTCACCCTGATAGCTGCAAGGTTGTAGTCGAGTGCAAGGGATTTGAGAAAAAGGAAACAAAGTAATGGCTAAAAAAGATGTAATGCAGTTTGCAAGAAAAGATTTTGAAAATTTACCATATCGAAAAAGATGGAATGAGGATATTAAACGTGATTCGGTGGTAATTCTGCCATTAAGAAAAACACATGATAGCGGTTATCGAGTTATGGATTTTGTTGCTGTAAAGAAAATGATTCCAATTTGCAAATGTTCTGGATATAGCGATGTGCTACATATCGGCGGAATTAGCACAGTGCTTAATAATAATGCCTGGTCTATTGATTGCTTACCCAAAAGCGGCTTAATTCGTATTTTTTGCAGAGGGAAAGATATTGAAATTGGCATGGCCTTATCAAGCATTGAAATATTTGGAGTAAATAAAAAGAAAATATCAGTATAGATGAAGAAGAATTATTTGATGGTGAATGTATTGGTATATGTAAGTTGTTTGCATAAAAACGCAAAGGAATAACCCATGATAACAAAGGATTGGATTAAAAATGAAATTGATCAGTTAGTAAATATGCAGGATGCCACAATAGAAACATTAAGATCAATAAGGTTTGAATTGAGCAATATTGAAGCAATGATAGATATAATTGGTGGAACAATAAAACAATGGGAATCCAAGCTAAAGGAGATTGATAAATGAAGCCCATCATCTTCTCCACGCCAATGGTTAAAGCTATCCTTGAAGGCAGAAAAACAGTTACAAGGCGAATAATGAAGCCACAGCCAATAGAAAGATTGGCAATATCTGGATTTGAGGCAGTATCAATTAAACCAATATACAAAGTTGGCGATATTCTCTGGGTTAGGGAAACTTGGGGATTTTATAATTCTGTTATTATTAATTATAAATGTACTGATACTGGAACTATATATGAACAATACCCGCCATCATCCGTTAATAAATATTCTATAGTAAATAAATATGCCGTGATATTTTCTGACAAAACTAGAAAGCGATTTTATTTTAATGATGAAGAACGCGAGAAAAAGTTTGTGAAAAATTATTTTTATAAAGGAAAATGTCCCTCTATTTTTATGCCACTTGAAGCAGCGCGTATTTTTCTAAAAGTTAAATCAGTAAAAGTAGAGCGATTGCAAGAAATAAGCGAAAAAGATGCAATTGCAGAAGGGCTTCCTGAAAGCTTAACTGGTGCTTCTGGTTATACGGTTGGTTGTTTTCAGCATTTATGGGATTCAATAAATGCAAAGCGGGGATATTCTTTTGACAGCAACCCATGGGCTTGGGTTATAGAGTTTGAGAGGGTAGAAAATGTTTAGCAACGGAACAGAGGCCATGATCTGGATGGGGAATAATTGCGAGAGATGTTGGAAGTATGATCCAACAAAAGACTATGACAAATCACGTTGCAAGATTGAGGCTAGCATATCGATTGGTTTTGTTGACGGCAAGCTATCCAAGCGTGTAGATAGGATAACTGAAATGAAAGACTGCCCTTATAGACAGGAAAAAAGACCAGCATATAAGAGAAAGGCAAGGGACGAAAAGACCCTGCTGTTGTTTGCTTGAGGAAAAACATGAGAATTGCCAGGGTGTTTCCGAGAAGAACAAAATCAACTCCTGTTGATGATTTAGCCTTTATTGGTAGCCCTGATTTATTTTCAGGAAATTTAGAAATAGACAAAATACATATAAGCGTTGTTTTTACTTGGGATATACCAGAAGCAGAACAGTTATATAAAGAATGGTCGCAAATAGCGCCAACAGAAATAGGCGGTGTTGCGATCGGAACAAAAGGCGGGGATTTTGTACCTGGAATGTATCTCAAAAAAGGATATGTAATAACAAGCAGAGGGTGCAGAAATAGATGTTGGTTTTGTTCTGTCTGGAAAAGAGAAGGTGATATTAGAGAATTGCCAATAACCGAAGGCTTTAACGTGCTTGATGATAATTTATTGTCTTGCTCTGATTCGCATATTAAAAATGTATTTACTATGCTTACAGAGCAAAAAAAGAAAGGGCATAGAATAGAATTTACGGGCGGCCTCGAGGCTTTGATATTAAAACAATGGCACGCAGAAGAATTAAAAAAACTAAATCCTGCACAGTTATTCTTTGCATACGACACGCCGAGTGATAGAGAACCATTATTTGAAGCAGGGAAACTGTTATTTGATGCAGGTTTTTCAAAGAAATCTCATGCGTTACGAGCTTATGTTTTAATCGGTTATCCAGGCGATACTTTTGAAAAAGCAGAAATTAGGCTTTATGAGTGCATAAAAGCTGGCTTTATGCCAATGGCTATGCTTTATAGAGATGAAAGCGGAGCAAAAAATAAAGAATGGGGAAGGCTACAAAGAGAATGGGCGCGACCAGCCATTATATATAGCAAAATGAAAAATTGATATTTAATTTACCTGCTTTTGATAGGTGGAGGGGAAAATGAACGGAACAACAAAACAACGTTATATATCTACTTCAATATGGAGTGATGATTGGTTTGACTCTTTGTCAGAAAGAGAAAAGCTTGTTTATTTTTATCTCTTAACAAACGAGCGCACAAATATTGCAGGAGTTTACCCATGCACATTAAAAAATATCCGCTTGGAAATTGGGCTTGACCGTGAGGAAATAGAGCGAATTATTGGTAAGTTTTCAGCTGCCGGTAAAGCATTTTACTATGAAGAATACATCATTATTCCGAAGTGGTTAAAGCATCAAAAGATCAGCGAACGGAATACTGTGTTTATTGGTGTAGTAAAAGTACTCCAAAATCTGCCAGAAAACATAAAAAAATTCATCAGTGATCGCAAGTATTATGATTATGATGTTTCAGCTATTTTAAAGGGTTTTACTCAAAAAGAGATGGCTCCCCCCGAAAATGATACTAAAAACAAGGGAGCCCCCCCTCAAAAAGAGATGGCTCCCCCCGAAAATGACGAATTTTGGGCTCACGATTCAGACATTGACTTTGACTTTGATTTAGATTCAGACAGACAGACAGACAAAGATATTAATTTATTAATAGCGCCTGTGGATAACTTTGAAACAGATCCGCTTGAGTCTGCCTGCCTGTCTGTTGGTTTAAAAATAAACCAAGAAGAATCTCGGGATATCCAAACAGAATTCCAAGAACACGACTTACAAGCTGATTTTCTGGTTTTTGCTTTATCGCAAATCAAGCAGGATCCCAAAATCAAGAACCCAACAGGCTTACTCCGGCACATGCTGTTTAACTTAACCGATTACCCTGACTATCTCAAAAATTATAAAGACTTCCGGAAAGAAAAGGCTCGAAAAGAACGTATTGAGCAAAAGGCAAGAGCGCCAACATCATGCCCTGCTTGTGCGGGTGATATGAAATACGGGGGGGATGCTTGCAGGTGTAACCAATGCGGGGCGTTTTTCCAGTACGACGAAGCAACGAATAGTTATCTTCCTGAATCACAAATAGTTTTTTAAAGGCGGTTTTTCATGACATACAAAGATTTTTCAGAAGCTGCGAAGCAGAGCAGTATACAAAAAGCGATATCACAGCCAATACGAGCTAAGCTTAAAGGTCGGACTGATTGGATTTTTATCAGAATTGTTAAACCGCTTCATGGGGATGCCTACGCTGTTTATAACACAGCGCCTGGCATTAGGGTCGCAAACTACAAAGTGTCAACTCGAGAAGTTGACGACATCAAAAACTGGGAGAGTTTTTAGCAAATGCCAAGAGTTGCGCTGATTGATCAACACAAAGATAAAGCTAAAATCATAAAGGCAATAATATCTGGTGAACCTTATCGAAACATTACACAACGATACGGTCTTTCCAAGTTTGCGATTACCAGATACTTGCAAAACAGATTAATTCAAGCAGCAGCTAAAGCGCAAGTGAAGGGAACACAGAAAGACGGAGAGAACGTTAACACCAGCATACTTGAGGTTATGAGCAAGGTCGAAAAATTATATACTGCCTGTGACCGCTGGTTGAGAGACCCTACGAATCGCGAGGAGTACACAGTCGAGCCACGAGCGACCGAGGTCGATGTGGTTTACACGGCATACGTTGGCGATAAGCCTATAACCAAAAAAGACAGCTTGCAGAATCTGCTCGATAAGGCCATGGGGCGAAAAGACGAGTTGCGGCTTGTTTACACACGGATGTCCGACGTGCGAAAAATCATCGTCGATACAGCAGCGGTGTTAACAAAGCAGCTCGAAGTCATTGCGAGGATCAAAGGCGCAATACCAGACGTTAAGGTCGATATAACGATCTCTCAAGCGTGGTTAGAAATTAAGCAAACGGTTTTAGAGGCCACAAAAGGTTACCCCGAGGTACGGGAGAGGCTATTGAATGGGATTAGAAAATCTAATATCGAGTGAGGAAATAAAAAAAGCAGCGATACTCATGCTTAACGACCTTGAGCAGAGCCTTGACCCACGCGCGTATTTTGAGGCATTGGGGATAGCGCCGTACGAATGGCAAGTGTTTGTCTTAGAGCAGATCCAAAGGGGAGAGCGATTTATACACATTACCGGTGCAAGGCAAAGCGGAAAGACGTTTATAACCGCAGGGATACCAGCGCACGTATCGAAAAACGAAAAGGCATTGACGCTTATTTACGCGCCATCCGAGGAGCAAGCAGGCTTTGGTATAAGTTATCTGAAAGAGTATATCGCAAGGGACGAGGCATATCCAAAATTAAAGCTTGAATCAAAAGATCACATTGAATTACCAAACGGCAGCTTTATAAAATCCAATACTTCAAGCGCAAAGACAAAGAGAGGCCGCAGCAAGCCACGCCTTATAATTTTTGACGAAGCAGCACTGATCGAGGACGAGCTTTATGCGACAATAACTCCGATGCTTGTGCATAATCCACACTGTGTCATAATAGCTATCTCAACACCATACGGTAAAAAGGGTTGGTTTTATGGCGCTCGCAAAAGTGATAGGTGGCTAAAGGTCGAAGTGAGAGCACCGTTTGAAATTCAAGGGACAAGCCTTATCGTGCCGGCAATCCCGGAAAAGGAGTACAAGGCAAAGATGATCAAAGAGGGAGTACATGCGTTTTACTCTCCAAGACATGATGATATAAAGCTGATTCAAACAGCGCTGATTGAGCATGGGAGCTTGTGGGTAAGACAAGAGCATTTCTGCGAGTTCGTGGAGCCGGAAGACCAGGCATTTAGTTACGACGATATCGACGCGGCATTTGGGTTTAACGACGTGAAGCCATTGAAGCTTGGCGAGATCGCGGAGATTGAAAGTGAGGTTGTATTTTCATGAAAGAGTTTATTTACGTCTACGATCCCGGGAAAAAAAGAGACTATGCAAGCGAGATGATATTTAAATTAACCCTTGAAATCCACGACGGCGATGAAAATATAAAGCGACCGGATCGGATATTGTTTTATCTTGATTTAATCCACATGGACAAACACCAAGGCATAAGCTACACAAAGCAAGCCGAGCGCATAGCCACCAGATTAAAGACAACGCAGCTCGTCAATAACGTTGATTTCCTTGTTGACGGAAACGGTGTCGGAGAGCCTGTTATAGACATTCTACGGGATAAGAACATCACAGTAATTCCGATCAACAGCCATGGTGGAAAGAGCGTAAGGGTCGAACATGAGGACTTTGGGAATCTTTTCCCGAATAGCGAAGATGGCAGGCTAAAAGTTTTAAAGGTTGTCAAAGAATATCACGTGCCAAAGCTTGACCTTGTGGATGCCGGGAGAATCATCTTAGAGCAAAACCGCCTAAGGGTAGCTGCAGGAATCAATTTTGCCAAAGATTTTAGAGAGCAGTTATCGGACTTCAAACCACAAGAAGGGAAACGGAAAGGATATTTAAAGTTTGCCGCAGAACACGAATCTGTACACGATGACCTTGTGCTTTGTTTTCTTATGGGCTCATGGTGGGCGCTAAACAGAAAAGATCGTGTTGCAACGATTGACAAAAACATATATAAACCAATTAAGAAAAACTACAATCCGCTTGATTATTGTTAAGGAGGGGTAACAATGTGAAAGTAAGCATATCAAAAGAATCGTTAAGGGAGTTGGTAAAACTCAAGGCGTCGCTTGTGACGAGAAGAAAAACACTTGATAACATCTGGAGCGACATCAACAAGTACATTAACCCGTTGCTTGATAATTTTAGCAGCGAGAGTCCACCGGATGACGGAGTGTCGCGGAACAACATGAGAGAAATATTTGATAATTCGGTTATCAAGTTTTCCAACCGCTTGGCAGACGGGATAATGGCGTATAGCTTTGACCGTGGTGCACCATGGTTTAGGCTGAAAGAAGAAGAGGGAAGCCCGGAGATCGACAAAGAATGGCTTAGCTATGCAGAGGATCATTGCTACAAACAGTTTTCCAGAAGCAATTTTTACGATGAAGGGCGCACCATGGTGAAAATGGGCGCAGACTACGGCACAGGTGTTATGATCCGGCAAGAGGACAGCGCTAAGAAGATGCCGGTATACAAAACAATCCACATCAAAAACGTTTATCTTGACCAAAACATTTTCGGCGAACCCGATGTGTTGATCTATCGGTTTTTCTTAAGTGCCTCGGCTTGTGTTAAAGAGTTTGGTGCAGAGAACTTGCCGAACATCATCCTTGAAGCGTACAAGCAAAAAAGCATAAAAGAATTTATGATCTGGCATTATATCATACCGTTTAACAAGTATGATTTAGAGATCGACGGGAAGGACAAAAGTAACAATGAATATTATTCTTGTTACGTTCCGGACTGTGACAACGAGAAAGTTTTAAGCGAAGGGACGTTCAGGAAAAAGCCATTCTTTGCTTGGCGCTGGAGCAAGAGCCTTGACGGCTCTGTTTGGGGAACTGATTCCCCGGGACTGGTTGAGATATCAAATATCAAGCAGCTTAACGGCATGCAGAAAGACTTCACGAGAAGCGTACAGCTTGCATCGCGGCCACCGATCACAGCAACCGAAGGGCTTGAGGGGAGGATCGATTTTACGCCAGAGGGTATTACATACATAAGGGCAGGTGAGGGATTTGCCGTTAACAGGGTTGTAGCAGACCTCGAGGGCGTTGCAGCAGGGATTACCACGCTCAAAGACGGATTATCCCAAAGCTACATGAATGAGTTTTTCCTGCTGCTGACCCAAAACATCGAGCGCTTAAAGACTGCTACCGAGGTTGAAGGGATAAGGGACGAACAATCGACAATGCTTTCAGCTTTCTACGGCAGGATGGTATTTGAGTTCTTAGAGCCCTGCATCGAAGACATGATCGATGGAGAGGTTATGGCGGGACGGCTTAAGTTGCCACCAGAGGCAGAGGGGCGGCAGCACGTAAATGTTGATATGATAAGCCCGCTTGCACAACTCCAGAAACGCAAGTTGTTATTAAGCACGACTGATCAGGCCATGAAAGAGATCGTGCAATTTGCGCAAGTTAAACCAGAAATCCTTGATAACTTTGATTTTGATGAGTATGTGCGGACGATTGCGGACGCGTACAACATCAAGACAGAAGTTTTACTTGAGGAGGAAGAGGTCAAAAAGATCCGAGAACAGCGTGCTCAAATACAAATGGCAATGATGCAGCAGCAACAGGAGCAGCAGCAAGCACAGGCGCAGGCTGATGTTTACAAGAAAATGAAGGATGCCCCGGCAGAAGGCAGCCCAATGACAGAAGGAGCATAGCATGGACGTCGAGAAAGAAAAAAAACTAAGAGAAGCATTTAAAAGCGTTTTTTTGAAAAATCAAGAGGGGACTTACGTTTTATGCGCTATCTTAAACGAGACAGGAAACTTTAAAACCGACGAGAAAGCAATTAACCCGGAGCTTGTATCTTTTGGGAATTGGCTCTTAAACAAATGCGGCATCAATACGACCTATAATTTTAGCGCAATGATTAACGCTATCGCTAAGTCCTCAAGCGATGAGGATTTAATACTTTATGAAAAACAAATTAAACAAGAGGAGAGATAACAATGTTCGATGATTTTATTTTTCTTATGCCGGATGGAACACCACCGGCCGCAAGTGAACCAACACCAGCTGAACCACCGGCATATTTAAGCCAGCTATCACCGGAATTTCAGGAGAAATCCAAAGATTACTTTGATGCTCATCCGAAGCTGAACGACTTAGCAGCTGATTATATCAAAACTAAAGATAGCCTGAAAAACGCCATTATGGTGCCGGATCCTGAAAAATCAACACCGGAAGAACGAAGCGCGTTTTTCAAGAAAATGGGGATCCCTGAAAGCGTTGATGCCTATGGGACGCTTGAAGGCGAAAAAGAAAGCGAAGCGTTTGCAAAACAATTCAAAGAAAATATACTGAAACATGGGCTTACAAAAAAACAAGGGATTGCTTTGTGGAGCGTAATCAAGGCATCTGCGGGAGAAGAACTCAAAGAAAGAGATGCTTACTTAAAAAAACAAGAAGCAGATCTTCCACAAAAGTTACAAGATCTTTATGGCAATGACAAAGGCAAAGCAGACGCGGCACTTTCGCGGAACAAAGCGTTTTGGGTACGCTTGGGAAGCGAGGATCTTTTGAAAGACTTAAACAACGCAGGGATACTTTTCAATCCTGCTTTTGTTGATTTTGTTTCGACCGTCGAAAGCCAGCTCGGCGATAACAAGCTGATTCTTGGATCAGGCGGGCAGGGTAAACCAAAGGCGATCGGGCGGATGGGAAGCAATTACCATCCCGATTTTGCAAAAGAGGCAGGTGCATAAATGAGTTTGTTTGATGATTTTGTAAGCGGAGTAAGGGGCGATGACAAGAAAGCAGAGTCGCAAGAAAAGCCTGAAAGTTCTGAAAAACCAGAGGCAAAGGGTAAGTTTGAGTACTCAAAAGAGTTTTCGGAGCACGTAAAAGGCGAAAAACAATAAAAAAAATAATTTTTTTAAAAAAAGGGGCTTGCAATAAATTAATTTTGTGTGTTATAAGCAAAATATAGCACGTAGTGCAGGTAGACGTAGAGGACAGCGCCTATCGGTTTATCTCGCATTACAGTGTCGAAAAACGGACTTGCTGCTTCACGCAACAGGGAGGGAAAGTAAGGCGGTTGCAACCGCTGAAAATTGACTTGCTGCTGCTTGTAGTGGGGAGGGACAGTAAGACGCAAACAATGCCGTAGATAAAACCAAGTAAAACTTAATACGAGGTTTATTTATGGGTATCTTAGATTCCACAAAAGCAATGAATATTGCTGAAGCCGTAAAGAGAGCGGGCTTTGATAGTCAAGCGGCTGTTCTTGGGGAACTCCAGGCCAAAAACGACTTTTTGGACGAGGTTCCATGGCTTCCGGCATCACACGGAAGTTATCACAAATTTTTAAAAGCAAAACGATTAGGGAAGGGCGACTTTTCTAAAATCAACACAGGGATTCCGAGTATCACATCCGGAGCTGACGAGATGACAGAGCCAGTAACCCTTTATGAGGGCGAGAGCATTGTTGACTCAAGAATTCTCGAGGGTGTTGTTGACAAGGCATCTGTAAGGGATTCAGAAGACGTTCTAAGCCTTGAAGGAATGGTTCAGGACTGGTTACAGGCATTGATTTATCAGACTGGAAAGATCGGCAGCCTTAAAGCACTTGCAGAGAGAAGAAACGCAGTTGACAACAAATATGTTTTTTCTTGCGGTGGTGCAGGCAGTGACCTCTCATCCATGTGGATATTTGAGTTTGGCGAAGCAGGCTTTCACTTAAGACACAACACTTTGGGAACTCCGGGATTCTCCAACACCGACATGGGTAAAGTTAGAGTAAAAGCTCCCGACGGTACCGGTGATATGTGGGCTTGGGTAAGGCTCTATAAGATCTATGCAGCTATCGTTCTGCGAAACGAAAGAGCGCTGCTTAGGATAGCCAATATCAAAAAAGATGGCGAAACAAATAACTTGATTGACAAATACAATGTTATTTTAAAGGCCAAAAACGAATTGCAAAACGTTGGTCGTGATGCAATAGGATTTGTTAACAGAACCTTAAAAGCACAGATCGACATTATGGCGTTCAATAAGCAGAATGGAGCTTTCTCGGTAAGAGACATTACCGGTTTCGGCCCCATTGTATCTATCGCAGGGCTTCCGATCAGAATGATGGAAGGCATTACCGACACTGAAAGCACAGTGGCTTAAGGAGACAAAAAAATGAAAGATGCATTATTAGAATTTGGGTCACTGGCAGCTATCACAACTGCTGCGGTGGCGTATCCTAATGAAATAGATTTTGGAACCATTGACGCCAGGCGTAAGTTTGGCAAACACAACAACGCAGATGGCGAAATGAATTATATCTGCATTAGGTTTACTGGTAACGTTCCAGTAAGCGTCACCATCACAATCCAATCGAAGGCCTTATCGGCAGGCACTTATGCCGCGATATCAACGCACACTCTTGTTAACCCCAAGGGCAACGTTGAGCATAGAATCCCTATGCCGGCAGAGTTTAACAGGTTTGTGCAGGTACAAATTACCGGTTCAGCGGCGACAGACGCAGTAGGATCAACAGCATGGATACAGCGCGGTGCAGCCGTAGCTGTTTAACAATTTTTATTCTGCCTCTTTCAAAGGGGCAGATATTTTATTTAAGGATTGATTATGAAATTTTTAGTAAAAGAAACATTTTGCACAGACAAGAGATATCTTGAAGGTGCCATTATTGACATAGACGAAAAAGAACTTGAAGCTTTAAGAGTAACCGGGCAAGGTAGACGGCTTTTAACGCTTGAAGGGAAACAAGTGCAGACACAAGACGAGTACGAAGACGTGTTAAAAAAAGCGCCATCAACGAAGCCAAGCCTTAACCGCGAAGAGCTCGATGCCGAAATCAAATCCTTGACCGAAGCAAAAACAGCGTGCCTTAAAAAAATAGCCGAGTGCGAAGAAGCTCTTAGAGCTCCTGAACTTAAGAAAGAGGCCAAAGAGAAACTTAAGACCGCTGTAAGAGAAAACGCAAAAGAAGTGGCCGCAATAGAAAAAATGATTAAAGAGCTATCCAAGCAGATCAAGGGCTAGTTTTTATGGATGCAGGACTTTCTCCGATTTCTACATGGGTAGATGTTTGCAATAACGCACTTGCAAAGACGCACAATAATCTTATCGCAGCTTTAGACGAAGGAAGTGAGAACCAAAAATATTGCAGCTTGTTTTTACCGCAAGCTGTTATTGACGTTCTTGATGTTTTTAACTTCCAGTCCACGGTTACTGATATAGAGCTCGCAAGGGATGCAGAAAGGCCTGTCTTTGGTTATGAGTATATGTACCCATTGCCATCAGATTTGCTACGAATAATTAAAATATTTTTTGATAATGATATAAATACTCCAGCAATTGAAGATTATGCGGTAGAGGGCAATTATGTAAAAACAAATGCAGAGAAAGTGTATTTGAAATATATTGCTATGCCCGAGAACCCTACGCAATTATTGCCTTATCAAATAAGGGCTATAATATCTTCACTCGCTTTGAAGTTATGCACTCCACTTGTGTCGGACAATGAGTTATATCAAAAATGTTTGATAGATTATCAAAAAGACGTTGAGCAGGCAAAGATTAATGATGCTCACAACACAGCACATCGAAAGGCAAGGGTATTGTGGTATGACGAAGAACGATGAATATAACGATACCTGTAAACAGATTTACCTCTGGTGAAATATCTCCGAAACTTGCTGCGCTTATAAACACAGAGATATACGACAGTAGTTTAAGAACTCTTGAAAACTTTGTTGTAACCAATCAGGGGACGCTACGAAGAAGGCCGGGAAGCTACTTCCTTAGTGAGACAAGCGGAAACTATACGGTTGTCTTTCACGAGTTCAGGAGTACGAGTGGCGAATACTTCATGCTTGAGTTTACAGCAGTATTTGTACGTTTTAGAAAAGAAGATGGTGATTTATTAAGAGACTCGTCAGATATTCCTATAGGCTTTCCAGTCCCATATCAAGAACACGAACTAAAAGAACTCCGAGTTGCAGTTGCAGATAATGCCATTTGGATAGCGCACAGAAATCACACAGTAAGAAAAATTACTTATACTCCGGGATCCCCGGGGTCTTTTGTGCTTAGCGAGCCAACATTTACTGGCGGAAGAACATTTAATGCTGTTGGGGATTATCCCGGAGTAATTTGTTTTTACGCTGGACGGTTATTTTTAGCGAGTACAACAAACGAACCGTCAGCCATCTTTGCCAGTAGGCCGTATGATTCTACGACTGGAAATCCAAGATATACAGACTTTGATTTCGGCTCCGCAAACCCACAAGCCAATGATGCAATAATGTTACAGGAAAAAGATTTGCTTGGATCTAATTTGTTATGGCTCTTGCCTCAAAGAAGGCTTATTGCCGCAACCACTAAAACGACATGGATGTCGGATGATAACCCGCCAATGCCAGATACATTTGATATGAATGTTCAGTCTTTTAATGGTAGCGCAGATATCCAGGCAAGGCTTGCAGACAATATAGTTGCGTATGTTGGCAGGGATAATGTATCTCTGCGTATTTGCGCATTTTCAAACGAAGCAGGCGGGCTTATTGACAGAAATATTTCAAAAGCAGCAGAGCATATTTTAAAAAAAGGGATTGTTTCGATTGCCGTGCAGACTATCCCTGAAACAGTAATTTGGGTAAGCCTTAAAGACGGCACCTTTGCGAGCTGCTTAATCGATATCGAAGAAGGGATAATCGCATGGAGCCGCCATAGCATGCAAAACGGATTTGTTGAGCATCTCAATGTTTTGGCAAAAGCAGACGGCGATGACCTTTACTTGTGCGTACGGCGATATATAAAAGGGACACCGAAACGATACGTGGAAGTAATCCACTTATCAGAACTGGAACTTGAAAAAGAAGAAGAACATTTTATTGATTGCGGTATACGTTTAGTCGGCAAAGAGGGCTACGAAATTATTTCCGGGCTTAATTTTCTTGATGGCGAGACCCTCTCTTATTTATCCAATGGAGCTGTGAAGGCACCTGTTGCGGTTACAAGCGGCATTACCACAGTTAAAATCGATAAAGATAATTCCGTTGTCCATATTGGGCTGCCTATTGAATCACGGATATTGTTTAAGCACTTAGAAACCCCGGCAAACGGAACATCGCAGGGGAAAAATAAAAAAATAGAAAAAGTCACTTTAAGGGTCTATGAGTCACGAGGCGGACACATGGGACAATTTTTAAATAAATTAAGACCTCTTTTGTACGAGCGATATGGGGAGATCATTTTCGGTGATACTCCGAATCCTTTTACAGGAGATGTGGAAATCGATTTTCAAGGCACGACAGATAAAAAGCCTGATATGTGGATCGTTACGGCAGAGCCAGTGAATTTCCACCTTTTGGGTGCATTTATCAAAGTCAATATATGTGAGGTGTAGTCATGTCTTTATCACTTGTTTTCGCAGGAGCAGGGCTTGCCTTAAATGCCTTAGGGCTTTTGTCCGGTAGGTCTGCACAGAAAAAACAAGCTGCTTTAGCGCAGCAACAGATGGCGTTCGAATCAAAAGGGCAAATTCATCAAGCTAAACTCAATATCGCAGACCTCGAAGAAGATAACTCGATGTATAGCAATTTTTTAAGTTATGCAAAGAGTAATCAAGATTTTACAGGATTAGGAGCTCTCTCCGGGATCAGTGCTGGCACAGATGTAAGCCAGCAGGGTAAAGCCCTTTATAACGAGGTTTATCAAAACATGGCGCTCGCGGATGTTATAGCAGGGGCAACTGGTAGAGTGGGGGGGAGTTTTGGTGATATTGCACAGAATATTAAACTTGATGTTGAAAGCGATATATCAAACTTTGTTAAGCAGATGGGCGTAAATAGCGAGTCGATAAATTATTACAACGAGGCTATCAGGGATTGGGAAGCCATGATAAATCCACCAGAAAACAAAGCGCAGGAGGCAAAAGCAAAAAGCCACACAACTAGTCATGGCAAGCAGGGGAGGCGGTAATGGTACTTCCAAAAATAAATCGTGATCCGCTTAGAAGCGCGATACAGACGAGAACCAACGCAGCGGTAAATAAAATCCAAGTCCAGCAGGCGGAGCTACAGCGCAAGAGCGCAAACCAGCAGTTTCTACTTGGCTTAGGGCAGCTGGGACTTCAAGCAGGCAGCATGATTTATCAAGTTGTTGAGGCCAATAAGCTGCAAAAACTACAAAACAAAAAAGATGAAGAATATAAAGAGCTAATACAAGAAAGAGACAGGAGAATCTTATCTGGTGATATTGGATGGGAAACATCGGAAGCGCCTAATCAGATAAAAACTTATTCCGATCGTGGCGAGGAAATGTGGATTGATGACCCAAGCGGTGCATTGAGTAGCGCTAAGATCTATCGGGGCTTAAGTAGTTTTGACCAAAGAATTGATAAATGGATCAAAGAAAATGGTAACTCGAAACACGCAAAGACACTTGGCGAGCAGATGCGGAAAGACCTATATAGCTCTACAATTCCGGAACTCATGAAGAAAGAACGAGCTGAATATTTGCAATTTTATAGCCAAAACTATGAAAGAAAATATAACGAGGCAGTTGCAACAGGCGACAGAAAAAAAGCAGCAGAAATAATAAATAGCCATCCAGACAATATTTATTTAAATGAGTTTGGAAACAGAGCATTTAAAGACGAACAGATCCAACGAGCTAACTTTGACATAGAGAGCAATAATTTAAAAAGTTTGGCAGCAAGATTTGGAGAGAACAAATCAAGAGCCTATATTGATAAACTTACAGACCTTAGCAACGAGGGAAGAGCAAATCTTCAAAAGGTACTTAATAATGAGATGAAAATTATTAACGATAAGCTCATGGAGAACGGCTTTGAAATTTATAACAGTGTAGAAGCCGGCACGGTTGAAGACCTGCAACGTGGAAGAGCGATGTTTGAACCCGGAGGCTTTTTTAATAACAAGTTTGTAAATGGTACAGAAGAAACGAGAAAGAAAATCCTTGACTTATTTGACAGAGCCATAGCGGGTCGAGACAAGGATGAGACAACGAAAGAATACAAGCAGCTTTTTTCAGGGCTTTTACAGGAGTTAAACAAAAACGCTGATAAATCAGTAAACGAGCATATATTTAATGAATATATGAAAAAGCATGGTTGGATACCTACTAATTCAGATCGAACCTATATAGAAGGGCTGATAAGAACTTATGCAGAAGCGCCAAGCGGATTCCGAAGCGAAGCAAGGGCAAGACTTGATGTTATCGAGAAAAATGTAACAGATTTATACAAAAAAGACCCGGTTAAACATGCTGATTTTTATCAAAATACCCAAGAGTTTTTTATAAACACTCTAAAAGAAATAGCTTGGCTTGAGAACCACGAAACAGATCCAATAAAAAAAGAAAAAGAGCTGAAACGGATATTAACGAATATTGGTGATTTCAAAATACGCAAGGACGCTTATGAGCTTCTTAAACAAGATGCCCCTGAAACGTCCATTACAACGACCGGCACAGGGAATCTGGATTATAACATTAAACCAAATAAAACACTCGACAAACAAGAGGCAATTCTTTCAAGCGCGCTTGCAAATACAACGCAAGGAAAAGAAGTTAAGAAAAATATAGCAAAAAGGGATCAAGAAATATATAGCGCTCATTTTGGCCTGCCAAGAGGGAATAGGTATGAATATGATAGTGATACAGGCCACGTTATAACGTTCTTTGATTCAAAATATATTAACGCAAAAGATGTTCGCACCAACAAATACGGAGAATCGGAATTAAGATTCAAATACGGGAAGGTCGAATATCTTGCTAAAAATATGGAATGGAAAACATTACCTTTGCTAAAGAAAACAGATTCAGAAATAAGAAAAGAAGAAAGAAAAGAAGAAAGAGAAGTAGCAGCGCAGAGAACGAATAAAGAAATAATGAGTCCACGTAGCAACTATACTCACCTTGAGCAAATCGAAAGAGATAAAAGACTAGGTATTCCTTATGCAGTTGAAGTATCTAAATATTTAGAGGGATTAACTTCTCGGCAAAAAGTAGAAACGCTCAATAAATTAGAAGGGCTAACTCCTCAAGAATCATTAAAAGAGCTTAAAAGATTAAAAAAAGAAAGGGATTGGGACGATAAATAATGGCTGATTTATTTGATAGAAACACAGGAATGAACAATCTTGCCCTTGATAAAAGAGACGATCGGCTAAGAGCAAATGCAAGTGTATTAAGCGACGACAGGCAAGAAACCCCAGATCAAAGAGACGACAGGCTTAAAGGGCTTCCTTTATCACAGAAGCATAATGAATCTTTTGTTAACCAAAAAAACAATGAGTTTAATAATTACATCAAAGGAATGTTTGACTCTGATACCCCCGAAGAAGTTGGCAACATATTAGCTTTAGTCGATTATTTCGCACAATCCTATAACACGGATAAGACGACAGTATTTAACCATCTTGATTCTTATGTAGAAGATTATTTTAAAGAGAAAGTACCTCACAAGAGTGCCATAAAAGCTATTGCAGATGAGTTTTCAAGATCAAGGAAACAAAACAATATTGCATTTTTAAGAGACAGATATTTCAGGATAGATGATGAATTTGAAAAAGAAGAAATTAATAAAAAAATAGCAAAGATAAAAGAATCACTACCGCCAGAAGATTACGAAGAAAGAGGCATAGTAACAACTTCTATAAAAGATGCGTCGCATATTATTGCGAGCATAATAGATTTTGTTGTGCCAACAGCAGCAGTTGCTGTTATAACACAGGGAATGGGGATGCCTGCTTTTTTTGCAAGGCTTATCCCGAAATTAAAAGGAGCACAAAAATTAGTCGCAGCAGGACTTGCAACATTACCAGAAAGAGCCACCACGTTTATTACATCATCATCACTTGAAGGCGGGTATATCGGTGAAGAAATGCTTGAATGTGGTATTGATGAAAAAATAATAAAAGAAGCAACCGACAAATATAAATATCTGGCGGGCTCTCTTGATGCCTTGGGCGTCGAATTATTGCTATCTCAAATACCTGGACTAAAACAGATTGCTCATAAGTCTTTCTTGAAAATGCTTCTTAAAGACAGGGCAAAATATAATTTAATAAAAAGCACAGGGGAAATCTTAAAAGAGAATGGAATAAAAAGCGGGATAAACCTTGCTGCCCAAACAGGCATCTTAACTGCCCAAACAGGCCTTGAGGCCATAGCAGTTGAATACGGAAAACAGCTTGAAATAGATATTAACAAACACAATGAAGGGCTTTCGGAAGATGATCCGAATTATATACGCCTTGCAACAAAAGATGAAATTATTGAGAGGATGAAAGAAGCAGCGATAACAACAGCCAGAGGAATGGCTGTTTTAGGTATCTTAGGAACAACTGGAAATACTTTTATTGAATCAAGAAAGAATACCCACGAGACTGGCAAATACAAACAATCAGAAGAAAAAGCAATTGAACTTAAAGAGAAGCTAAAAGCCAAAAACGAAAAAGCCACAGTTGCTATGGAAAATCTTGAAGCGGCTAAAAAAGAATGGAACGAGAATCCATCCCCGAAAAACTTATCATCTTTAGAGGCAGCACAAAAAGAGGTTGATAGCCTTAACATAAAACCAGAACCAAGCGACACAAAAGTTTTGCTTGAAGATGAGCTGAATAATCTTCTTGACGAGCCAGAGCAGACAGAGGAAGTGCTTGCAAGACAAGAGGAAATAATCAGAGAACTTGAAAGGCTTGAGGCAGAAGAAAGCAGACCAGCAACCCAAACCCAACCAGGCGAAAAGCAGCTCTGGGAAATGACCAGAGCGGAATACGAAGAATATAAAAGAAATAAAGAAAACAATACCAAACAGAATATTACCGAAAACATAAGAAGTGAAATTGATCCAGCTATCCTTGAGAAGTTCAGAAACGAAACATCAAAGACTAATGTAAGCGAAGCGCAACTGGATGCCTTCCTGCTTATGAACAAAGCTGTTGCGTCAGGGCGAAACCTTAATTTTAATACCTTCATTGGAAACTACATGAACCCGGCGATTGCGGCAAGCTATGAAGCACTTATTAACGACACAACAGGGGAAATGGCAGAAAAATTAAACATATCTCCAGATGCAGTAAAAGAGTATCAGGAAGCAAATTCCGAGCTTAAACAACAAGGATATAAAGCCCGCGGAGCGATTGTCATGGACAAGAACGGCAAGGCTCTGTATCTAATGACAAAACATGCGGGCTTTGATACATGGATTCACGAAGCAGGGCATTTATTTCGAAAAACCCTAAGACCAGATTTACTTAAAAAAATTGAAAATTATTATGGGATAAAAGATGGTAACTGGAGCATAGAAAAAGGAAAGTACGAAGAACGCTTTACAGCCGATTTAATAAATTATCTCCAGACTGGTAAAGCCCCAACGCCATCACTTGTTGAAGCATTTAGGATCATTGCGGATTATTTAATTAGCCTTGTTAAAGGGCAAGATCAATATGGGGAGCTCTCTCCACAGATAAAAGAAGTATTTGACGAGTTGTTTTCTAACAGCAAAAGCCCGGCATACGACCAGCAGCATGTAACAGATACTGCAACTGCAAAAGCGCTTTATCAAACAGAAGCAACAAAGAATAAAAAACCAACAGCAGCAGAAATAGCAGAAGCAAAGAAGCAAATAGAAGATGTAAGGAAACAGTACGAAGGGACAGACCAATGGATGAAAGCCCCAAACGGAAAGCCTAGCAATCTAAATGAGCAACAATGGCTCATGGTAAGGACTCCAAAGTTTAAAGAATGGTTTGGGGATTGGGAGAAAGCAGCTCTAGTAGATACCGTTAACCAGCTTGATGCGAAAGAAATAACCATTGGGGAATCAAAAAGCAAAAAAGAAGCAGAAAAATTATTAGCACTTAAACAGATAAAAAATAAAAATGATGGTCGTATTGCAGAGATTCCAGTAAATACAGTTGGAAAGATTTTAAACCATAGAGGATATGATGTTTCACAAATAATTAGCGATATTCCATCTCTTTATGAAACATCTATCTTGGGATGGTCGGAGTCTGAAATATCACGAGAAGGGCACAAACCGCGTAGAAATATAAAAGGGTATCATCATTACATAAATAAGTTTACTGATGGGAAAGATGAATATTATATTCGATTTACATTGCATGAAGAAAACGCTAAACAGGGAAAAACAGGAAGACACTTAATTCATTCAACAGCTATCAGCGATATAGCTATATACAGAAAAGGCACTGATTCCGGTCGTTTCCGGGGTATTGACCCGGGCGTAAAGAAGTCATTGCCTTTTCATGATTCAAGATTAGCAGAGTTTTTTGAATCTGTCAACCCCGAAAATATCTCAAAAGTAGTAGACGAGAACGGAGAGCCGAAGGTCGTTTATCATGGGACAAATGCAGATTTTACAGAGTTTGATTTATCAAAAGCAAGACAAAACGCAGATATTCCATCATTCTTTTTTAGCAATGATCCTAAAGAGGCAGGGACCTATGGAAAGACAGGAGGTTTTTTTCTCTCAATAAAAAACCCTAAAACTGACAATTTGTCTGTAAAGATGGAAGGGTTAAAGATAAGAAAGGAGCTAATAGAGCAAGGCTTTGATGGTGTAATTACCAGAGAAGATATGTACGAGGAATATGCAGCTTTCCACCCTAACCAGATAAAATCCATAGATAATGTCGGGACCTTTTCAAAAGATTCAAATAACATACTTTACCAGACAGAAGACGCAAAAGTTCGCTATGAGGAAAATAATCAGTTTAATGACGAAAGGTTGTCACGAGATAAAAACAACAGACCAAATGTTCCTAATCCTAAACAACCATCAAATAATCTTGATGAAATTTACCGATTAGTCGAAGAATCAAGAGACGAATATAATCAGTATGTTAAAGATATTCAAAATAAATACGGTGGAAAAATTATTAGCCGTATAGAATTAAAAGACAGAGAGAGAGCAAGTCGGAAAATAAAGCCATTTAAAGGGGCAGAAGAAATACTAGATATTAATGGTAAAACATTAGTTATTGATGATATTCAAAGCATTGTATCCATAATGCAAGACTTACATAACAGAACAGAAGTAGTACGTATCAAAGATCGTTTTAAAGTCCCTGGATTAGATCATTACCGCGATGCCCTTATTAATATCAGAATGTCTAATGGGTCTATTGTAGAATTGCAATTAAATATGCCTCAAATGATTATAGCAAAAGAAAATCTGGGCGGGCATTTATTATATGAATTACATGAGCAAGCGCGAAACGCCGGAACAGAAAATATAACTGAATTATCAATGACAGGAATGATTAAACTTTATGATGTTGCTTTCGATGCGGTTCTTACAGAAGCCATGATTAATGCGTCTTCTTTAGATATTGGCGAGCTCATTGGTAAAATATCAGAAGAAGTCCAATCTTTAGGCGCTAATTCAAAAGTTTTATTTGATGAGACAATCAAGAAATTAGGGAACTTATATGCCATTGGCACGCCTTCCCATTCAAGAAATTTAACCTTGGGATCATCAAATTTTGGAACCTCAACAACTGAATCAGGAGATGCTAATTTGTCAATAGGAGCTGCGGAGGTAGGAACTGAATCATCTTTCATAGATTTATCCTCCACTAATAGTATCGCCCGGGATAAGAATAATGTCAACAATAAAAATAAAGAAAATGATTTACTTTTCCAGTCTATCGGAGAAGAAGGGGCAAGAAACCTTGATAAAGCAGAAGAAGCATCCATTAGGCTTGACAACCTTAATATTGCCCGACAAATGGAAAAATCAGGAAAAACTAATACTGAAATTAAGTTCGCTACAGGTTGGGAAAAAGGAGCAGACGGCAAGTGGCGATATGAAATCCCAGATATTAAGCTAAAAGAAAAGCCAGAAATACAATGGTTTAACGAACATCCAGAGATAGGAGTTATTAAACTTGGCGAATTAGTTGATGCTCCCGAGCTGTTTAAAGCATACCCTTATTTAAAAAAATATGATATTGAATTAAATCCGAATATAGACGGCCTCGGCAGATATGATGGGCGAAGCACTATCCAGATATCAATAAAAAACAGGCTTTTTAATCAAGATCCATCACAAGTTGAGATTGCTCAAATGGATAAAGTGGATATACAGGATCTTATTGACGAGGGTTTTTCTGAAAACGAAGCAAAAGAAATAGTAAGAGAAAGCAATTTATCTGTATACAACCAACCGCTTGTCGGTGATCCACAGGCAATAGCGCTTGTACATGAAATACAACACTCAATTCAAGAACACGAAGGATTTGCTAAAGGTGGAAACACTAATGCGTTTGGATATAATGAGTACAAAAAACTTGCAGGCGAAGTAGAGGCCAGAAATGTTTCAAAGCGTTTTGGATGGAAAGAAGATGTCAGAAAATATCTCACTTTAAAAGACACCGAAGATGTTGCCAGAAAAGACCAAATATTTATATATGATAGCCTCGATAATGCTATGTCGATGGAACCAGACGAGCGCTACGAAGCTGTAAAGAACGCAGTCGAAAATGGAGTCTATGTTTCAGAGACCGTGCTTACAGAATTTATAAGCGAAGATTGGGCGCAACAAGAGTTCCAAGAACGAGCTGAATACAGAAAAGATATATTAAATTATCCCGTCGCAGACAAATTAAACGATTATGTTGATTTTCAGATGGCTTTTGACGCAGAGAATAAACCTCGCAGTTATTTCGAAGCATTGTTTAACGAGTATTTTGACACAGACAATCCGAACCCAAAGCCCGCAGTATCGAGAGAGCAAGCCAATAAAGCATTTATAGAATCTCTTACAATAGACACTTTAACGAGCTGGTTAAAAGCCTATAAAGATTCACAAAAACAAATAGCTTTCCCCGATACATTCTTAGAGAACAGCTACTATGGGCTACTTAAAAACCGTGATTTGAACGAAGCTGAATACAAAAATCTTATGGTTAAGATTAAGGCTGATCCTGTTAAGTATAGAGAGTTTTTTGCGACAATCCTTGAAGATGATGGATCGCTATTAAAACTTGAACAGGAGAGGGCTCTATACCCTGATACGAGCGAATTAACAAAGATCCGAGAGGACAACAAAGCGTTACGGCAAGCAAACAAGAAATCTTTGCAGACAATCGATGCCTTGAATACAAAGATAATGGTTTTTGAACACGAAGAAAGCTTCTTGCGGGGAGATATTAAACGACTTAATAATGCGCTTGACCATGTTATTGAAACCGAAGGCGAAACACAAAAGGATTTCGCAAAGAGCGCAAGAGAAGAAGCGAAGCTCCAAAGCGACATGGCAAAAGAAGAACTCAAAGACACACTAAAGAGCGCAAGAGAAGAAGCCAGAGAAAGCGAAAAAGCAACAAAAGAAAGAATCGCAGCCGAGCATAAAGAAAAATTTGAAGACTATAAAGAAGCAAAAAGAGAAAGGAAAATAGCGGGAAAACTTATAAGGGCGATAATGAGAAAGCCTGCTGCCATGATCGATTGGAATTATGTCCAGCAAATTAAAGAGATACAAAGCCAATACACAGTTAAGAGATTATCAAATCAGATGGGAGTAAAGAGGCTTGAGAGATTAAGAAACAGATTAGCTGATCCAGACTTAAGCGAATCATCAAAAAGGAATATCGAAAGAGAGCTTAATGCAAAGAAATCTCTTTACGAAATGAATATTGAACAGCTTACAGATTTAGCAGAACAAATAGGAACTCTTGCAAGAGACGGATTTAATAAAAGAGTTATAAGCCTTATAGACAAGCAGAAAGAAAGATGGGCTGAAATAAAAGCCTTAAACTTAGAAAATCAGACAAATAAAAAAGCAGGGACTTTTGGAAGAATCGGGACAGGAAAAGAATATAAGGGCGGCCCTTGGGAAACAACGATGGCAACTACAACAGACATGAGACGGATGACAGACTGGATGGGGAAAACAGCGCAAAAACTACTTATTGACAAAGTTTATGATGCCAGAAACACAGAACTAAGAAATCTAAACCGCAGGCAGGAAGCTTGTAAAGACAAGATGTCTGCGCTCGATATTACCGTAAACGACCTTGCGTCAAAAGTTGAAATCATGGGCGAAGAGTTTACAAGAGACTCTTTAATTGGCTTCTACATTGCGTTGCAGAATGATGATTCTCTTGCGGCGGTTTTATATGGCAACCTGAAAAATCACCAAAACCCGGAAGCGTTTTTTGATACAGTTGATAAAACACTTACAAAGAACGAAAAAGAGTTTGCAAACTGGATGATTGATAGCTTTTCAGGCGAAGACAAAGAGCGGCTTTTTCAGACGTATTTGATGGACAAAAACAATGTGCCGGAAAGTATTCTGCGATACTTCCCGATGTTCCGACGAAATATAGCAACGGATGATTATAAATATGATTCTGAAATAAATGACGACTTGATTACCAGATCCGGAAGAGGAAGAGTGTATCCCAATAAGAATTTTACAATCGCAAGAATTCATAATTTAAACCCAAAGAACCAGACGCCAATTAGCGTTAGTGCATTGAGTACCTATATGAAGGCTATAGAAATGCAAGAGCATTATATCGCTTATATGCAGCTTTCAAAAGATCTTAATTATATATTTGGCAAAGCCAGTGAGAATATAATCTTAAAATATGGGCGAGCCTGGAACGACACAATTCACAGGTATATTAGTAACGTAGCAAATCCAATGGCTTTTAGCTTTAGACACGCAACAGAAAAAACATTTTATAAAATGATTTCTAATGCAGTAATGGGTTCTTTAATGTTTAACGTTTCTGTTGCATTAAAGCAACTTTCAAGCCTTCCTTTGGTTTTTCGAGATGCCGGGATTTCTGGAACTATTTTTTCATTTGCAAATACCGTACTTAATTTTAATAAAGTAACTGACTTTGCCTATGAACATTCTCCAATATTAAAAAATAGAAATATTGATCCGTTCTTGAAAAATCTAGATATACAAATAAATAACCCGGAAGCAGCCGGAAGGACAATTGCCCAGATACAGAAATTTGGCCTAAGCCCTACAATATTTGTGGATAAGTTCACGGTTGTTACAGGCTGGAACGCTGTATATAAAAAGGCGATGAATAAAACAGGAGACCATGCACAAGCCGTAAAAGCAGCAGATAATACTATTTTAAGAACACAAGCACAGGGAGACGCCATACATTCGCCGATTATGTACCAACATGGAATCTTGCGGGGATTTTTAACTTTTACTCGAAGCGTAAATCAAGTATACCAAATGCTGATAAGCGATCTGCCAAGAGCTATTGCAGATAGGAATATCAAACAAATTACTTATGATGCAATTGGAATAGCTATAGCAGGGCTTTATATCGCAGCTATTAGCAGACAAAGACTCCCGGACAACGAGGAAGAAATCATAAAAGATATAGCCTCGCAGATCGCCATAGGTCTGCCTCTTATTGGCAGTGAGTTAACCAGATATATAAATGGGGAGTTCTTTTCTCAAGGTGGAGTACAGTTATCCCCAGTTACTATAACAGGAGAAATCTTAAAATCAGTCAAAACCGTTATAGATACCGACAAAGAAGCAAAGCAAAAGCTTAGGGCAGGACTGCGAGCATTAACCGAAGCAATGAAAGCCTTTGGGCTTCCGGGACTTATTACATGGCGAAGCTATAGAGCGCTTGAAGAAGAAAATTTGAGATATGTATTCTTTGGCAGAGACAGAGAAGAATCAAATAAATAAAAAGGAGATATATTTATGGTTTTAACAGAACAAATAAAGGTTATATACGACATATCAGGCAGCGTGCCATTGGTATTTAATATCCCGTTTCCCTATTTTCAAAAGAAGCACGTTAAAAGCAGCTTGACGCTGCTGGACGACAGTATTATTGACTTAAAGCCGGATGTTGATTATAGCGTATCTGCACCGGGGATGACAGGACAATTGACGAGGATCGGAACATGGCCAGATGCGACGAGACTTGTAATTTACAGAGAGGTACCTGTAACCCAAGAAACCAACTTAATGAATGGTGACAAGTATGATGCGGAAATAGTAGAGGGCATGGCAGATCACAACATAATGGCGTTGCAACAGGTCGCTGAAAGAGTCGGCAACTCTGTTGCATCACGACCGGATGATTTGCCCCGAAACTTAACGCTACCACTTGCAGAGGAGAGAGGAAACTCTTTTTTAGCGTTTGATATTCATGGTAACCTTATCACGTCTCCGGGATCTCCTTCCGTGCCGGCAACTAATGCTGGAGCTGAATTGATCCAAAAAGACACCATTGAAGAGATGCGGGAGTTCTTAGCGATCACAGAGCCCGAAGACATCATAAACGCAATGTTAAATAGATTGCTGTATATCGGTATCGTGCTTGAACAAAAGCCAAATACCAAAGACCCGATTGAAGCAAATTATCCCGGCGACTGGGAGGTCTGCACCTATCGAGCTTATGCGTATAGGCTTAGAAGCACACCAATACCAACATGGACTATTTATACGGCGGGGCTTAATTATGCCGCAGGCGCTATTGTAATGTGGCACTTGGATGGCGATAACTGGGACTTTTACCAAGCGAAGGCAGCTATCACAAACGCAGCAGCGCAACTTGAGCCTCTGCTATGGACAAAGCTTCAAGACGGCGATTTTATCGAGCAGAGATTTTTACACGACTATATAGATGATGATTTTCTTATTGGACAGCAATTAATCGATGGAGATTATGCTGGATACTACGTTGAAGCAATAGAAACATACGGCGGAAAATTCATATCTTATGCCGGCGGAAAGAGACCACCCTATGGTTCTGGCACCGCCGGGGATACGATCAGAAATATTATCGGATGGATGAGAATAGTTACGTCAGCAGTTGGTGCAAGTGGCATGATATCAGCAGCACATCTAGGCGGATCAGGGGGGCTTGGAGGAGGAAGCCAGTTTGGTGACTACTCATTTAGCTTTGATATTTCGAAAGTCGTGCCTACAGGCGTAGAAAATACTGTTCGAACCACTGCTTATTTGCTTTGGCGACGAATCGATTAAATAATTCTTCGCCATAATAAGTAGGGAACTGTTCTCGGCGCGTCTTCTGCGCCTGTTGGCACTACCCGAGATATGTCTAGGTTAATCTCTGCAGGACGCGAGCTGTAATTATTCCCATTTCCAAATGTATACCAGCCAGTATCGTTGATTCCATAAAAGGCACCGTTTGGCGCAGCATTGATAGAAGGTCGGCCATCCTGATCGCGCGTGCTGAATTGTCCGGTAATATTTCTGATTGCATCACTTGCCGTGCCAGAACCATAGGGTCTTTATATTTCGCCTTTTAAAAATAGTTTTTTTAATTTCCATTTTGTAAGTCTTTCTGTTTTAAAAATCCTTACGGTTTGCCTGTGGACGCCAAAATGCTTTCCAATTTCAACATTGTTTTTTCCTTCACGCAGCATTTTTCGTATTTCTTTTTCTTTCCCAGAGAGCTTTACGTTTACTGATCTGCCCGGTTGTCTGCCTAATATTTTTCCTTCTGCTTTTACACGAGCAAGCGCTTCTTTTGTTCGTTGCGAAATCAAGTTACGCTCTATTTCAGCTGATAGACCAAACGCAAAAGCGAGTACTTTGCTTTGGATGTCATCACCAAGGCGGTAGTTATCTTTTATTGTCCAGACCTTAACCCCTCGAGACATGCAATCTGATAAAATATTCATAATCATAAAAAATGATCTGCCGAGACGAGAGAGTTCTGAACAAATTATAATATCGCTTTCCTGGACTAATTTTAGAAGGCTTCCCAGCTGTCTTTTTTCTAGTGCTTTTGTTCCGCTGATTTTTTCCTCTATCCATTTATCTATTCTTATTTTTTCTGATTTACAAAAACGATTTATTTCAAACCGTTGGTTTTCGACGGTCTGCTTATCCGTACTTACTCTTATATAACCATAAATCATAATGCCTCCTAAAAATATTTTTCTAATAACTTTACAAAAAAGCGTTGCTGTGCTATCGTTGTAAAAACATTTTAATACGGAAGCCCTCTATCTCGATTTTCTACGAAAATCGGGACAGGGGGCTTTTTGTTTTTTGCAAGGAGGGGGCAATGGCAAAATGGTTTACCGTTGAAGATGGAAGAGTTAAGAAAATACAATCGAAACCGATAGGATCAGGAAAATGGATCAAAGCACCTGAAGGCAAACCATGGAAAGGAAACAGTGGGGACAAATACCCGGAATGGTTTGATGAACATGGGTATCGCATACCAGATAAAGAGCTCGTAAAGCAAGGCAAGAGAATCGACCATACTGAAAGACGCTGGTATGCAAAAGACAACCCAAGTGAAACAAAGTTTGTCTACAGCATGGATGAAGAAGCCGGTGAGGAATGGACAGACATACCTCCGCTATCGGACGAAATATATCAGAAGTTTGACAAGCAAAACAAAAAATGGATCATCGACACAGACAGGAAAGAAAAAGCAGACAAAGAAAGAAAAGATGCAGAAAAAAAACAACGCAGAATCGAAATCGAATCAAGGCTTGACGTTATAGATATTAGACGCTTAAGGCCAATCGAGGAGCTATCAACAGATCCAGGATCAGAAGGGGCGAAAGCTGCGCTTGAAAAACTTAATAATGAAAAAGCTGCCTTAAAAGATGAGTTGGCGAACCTTAAAACAGAAGAAGCGAGATAGTTTAAAAAAATGGAAAAGCAAAAAATATTGATTGTTGAAGATGATTCGGTAAATCTTTTATTTCTAAACGACAAACTCCGGGAATCTAACTTTGAAGTTGAGAAGGCCACAGATGGAGTAGAAGCGCTCGTAAGGCTTGTTAACTACCAACCGGACATTATTTTACTTGACAATCTTATGCCGAAAATGTCGGGCATGGAACTGGTAGAAATCTTAAAAAAAGACCCCAGATATAAAAATATTCCAATAATTATTTTATCTGCAATAGATGATGCAAAGGAAAAAGAAAAAGGCATGGCGATGGGAGTTGCGGTATATTTGACAAAGCCGATTAATTTCGACGAGATCCTAAAAAATATTTTAACAACTTTAAAGAGGCAATAG